CAAATATGTTATTTGAGGGTGATTTGGCAGCTAAGAAGTTTGGAGATACTGGGGAGCTTGAAGTGGCAGCAAAAACTAAGGAGATTAATAAAGTTGCCGAAGGTACAATTGTGGATACAAAAAGTATGATAGAAGAAATGACACTTAAGTATGTAGGTCATATTACTAGAGAAATGTTAAGAGACGTATTTGGAATAAGCACAGAAGGATTAAAAGCCGGTGTATACTCTTACGGTGCAAATTCCAAAGGTAAGAAAGGTACCCTAACGTTTGACGAGTATGATTTATGGGAAACTGATACTTTAATGATAGCTTATCCAGTTGTTACAATAGCAAGTGGACTTGAACTTAAAATAAAAAATGGTGAAGATGAAGTTGCTGAAATAGAACTAGAGTTCAAGGTATTACCTGATAAACATAAAAATTATCACTATGAGGCATTTAAATCTGAATTAGATGAAACTTTAGTTAATGAATGGCACACTAAATTTGATCAAGAAAAAATAAGAGAAGCGAAAGAGGGCGAATAATATGATTAAATATATAACTTTAAATAATGGAAAAGAAGCAAAACTGGATACAAGCATTACTCTTAATGCCTTTTTAAAAGCACAAGAACAGGGGTATTTTTCAAAAAATATACTATCCGCGATGATGGGAATTGTAACTAAAAGCGGTAATCCATCAGATGCCCTTGCAGGAATAACTGATACCGATATGTTAAATGCCCCATATATGGCGTATTTAAATGCTAATCCAAATGGAATGGGTAAAGAAGAATTTGACAGTAACGTTCCAGTAGATTTAGAGCTTTGTGTTGAAATAATTGGAGGAATGCTATCTGGGAATGTGAAGTCTAAGCCACAACTAGCGCAGAACTTTCAAAAATCTACGAAAAATAATAGTAAATCCAAAAAAAAGTACCAGAATTCGAAATAAATTGTGTCGAAGATGCTTATTCAATATATGCTTATTTTTTTAAATTAGGCGATGATATTTGGGATATTCCAATATATAGATTAAATAGGTTAATGATAAATAAAATAGCAATAGAAGGTTGGAGAAATAGTGGAGATGATTAAAGAAGAGATTAAAACCTCTTCTTTTTTTATGTCAATAACCGAAAGAAGGTGAGAAATAATGGCAAATACAGAAATTAAAGTTCAATATACTCTAGTCAACAAACAGTTCAATTCTGAGATATCTAATATAAATAAAGCGATTTCAACCTTAAATAAACAATTTGCGCTACAAAGAGAGCAGATGAAAAACACATCTACAGACACACAAAAATTAGAGGCAGATATATCTAAACTTGAAAAACAATACGAACTAGCGAAACAAAAAACTGAAGCGACAGCTCAAGCTTTTGAAAATGCGAAGCGTACTATGGGTGAAAACTCAGAGGAAGCAAGAAAATGGGGCGATAAGTTATTAGTTGCGCAAAAGAATGAGGAACAATTAAAAAATGCAATTACAGAAACCAATGCTAAATTAGAGGATGCAAAGCAAAAACAAAGCCAATTGACAGCGGAACAACAAAGAGCAAATGAGGCTTCAGAGCAGAGAAGAAACAAGTTGAAAGAGTTAAAATCAGAAGAAGAACAATTAAAAAATACATCAGAAAAATTAAGCAAAGAGTATGAACTACAAGTAAAGAGCCTTGGTAACAATGCAAGCGAAGCAGATAAATTAAAAGCAAGGCAAGAGTATCTACAAAAGGCTATGGAGAATTCAGCAAAGCAAGTAGAGAATTTAGAACAGCAGTTGGAAACTGCGAAGTCTGAGTATGGTGAAAGTTCTGAGGAAGTAAATAAACTTGAACAAGAGTTATTAGATGCTAGGATTGCGGCTCAGGATTTTGCAAATGATTATGTTGATGCTACCGATAAAGTTAAGCAGGCTTCAGATAAAATGTTAGATGCAGGTGGCAAACTAACTGAAACAGGTAAAACCCTTACAAAAGGAGTTACAGTGCCGATAGTTGGGATAGGGGCTGCGGCGGTTAAAACTGGAATGGATTTTGATAAAGCAATGTCTGAAGTTAAAGCTATATCAGGAGCAACTGGTGATGATTTTAATAAGCTAAGGGATAGCGCTCTTGATCTTGGTGCAAAAACGTCATTTAGTTCTAAAGAAGTGGCAGGAGCTATGACCGAGATGGCAAAAGCTGGTTGGTCATCGCAACAAATCCTTGATGGTATGAGTGGAGTACTAGATGCGACAGCTGCATCAGGTGAAGATCTTGGAACAGTTGCAACGATAACTGCTGATGCTATTTCAGGTTTCGGGCTTAAGGCGGCTGATTCATCAAGAGTTGCTGATTTACTTTCATATTCTGCGAACGCTGGGACAATAGGGGTTAATGATTTAGGAGAATCGTTTAAATATGTTGCGCCAGTTGCAAAAACAATGGGGATATCTGTTGAAGATACAACTACCGCATTAACAGCAATGTCAACTGCTGGAATAAAGGGTTCTCAGGCGGGTACATCTCTAAGAACAATGCTTACAAGACTTTCAAAGCCAAATAAAGAAGTATCAAAAGCTATGGAAGAACTTGGGATAAACATTACAAACACAGATGGTACCTTTAAATCCTTAGACGAAATTACTAGAGACATTAGAACAAGTTTTTCAGGTCTTACAGATGAACAAAAAACACAATATGCCGCTACTTTGGCGGGTCAAGAAGGAATGTCTGGTCTACTTTCAATAGTTGGAATATCTCAAGGAGAATATGATAAGCTAAGTGGAAGTATGAAAAATGCTTCGGGTACAGCTAAAGAAACAGCAAAGGAAATGCAAGATAATTTATCATCAAGCTGGGAGCAATTAGGCGGAAGCTTAGAAACATTGGCTATAAAATTATCAGATATATTAGCACCTACTATAAAAAGTATCGTCGAAAAGCTAACGGAATTAATAGACAAATTTTCAAATTTAAGTCCGGCAACGCAGAAAACAATAGTTGCGATTGGTTTAGTTGCGGCTGCAATTGGTCCTGTACTATTAGTAATAGGAAGCCTTCTTAGTGTACTTGGAACCTTAACAGGAGCTTGGGCGGTTGCATTTAGGGGAGCAACGGCCGTTACCCCAGCCATAAATGGACTAAGTAAAGTATTTAGCGCAGTTAGTAAAATACCTGGCAGTGTTACAAAAGTTGGAACAGCATTTACTAAGTTAAAAGGCGTAGCCAGTTCTGCGTGGGGGGCAATTAGTGGGATAGTAAGTTTAAGAACAATAGCTATTGTCGCCGCCATTGGGGCAATCATTTACATAGGATATCAGATATATAAACATTGGGATGAGATAAAAGCATATTTTAAGGAAACTTGGGATACTTTAAAAAACTGGGCAAGTGAGAAATGGCAAGGGATAACAGATTCAATTAGTGGTGCTGTAGAAGGTGCTAAAACAGCAGTATCAAATAAATGGAACGAAATTAAAGAAGTTTCAGGCCAGATTTGGGATAATACAAAAACATTGGCTTCTGATTCATGGAATGGTGTAAAAGATGCAGTTACAGGAGCAGTTCAAACAACAAAAGACACACTTGCACCAATATGGGATGGTGTGAAAAATGTTTGTTCTAGTGCATGGGATGGAATTAAGTCTAGTGCATCTACTGCATGGGAGAATATAAAGAACGTTATATCAGTTCCTATGTCCTTAGTTCAATCTATACTAGAAGGTATATTCTTACTAGTTAAGATGGGTCTAGGGGTTGCATGGGACGGAATTAAGATACTTGCAGGCAAAGCGTGGGAACAAATAAAAGAGCATATATTAAAACCAATTACGAATGCCAAAAATGCAGTTGTTAATAAAGCACAAGAGATAGGAACAGCCCTTTCAGAGAAATGGGAACAAGTTAAATCATGGACATCAGAAAAATGGCAAGCAGTCTCAAAGGCTGTAGGAAATGCTATGCAGGAAGCATGGAACAGAGCCTCTACAAAAGCACAAGAGATTGCTACTGTTGTTGGTCAGAAGTGGGATTCAGTAAAAAAATGGACATCAGAAAAATGGGAAACTGTTAAATCTACAATAAGTCAAAAAATGGATCAGGCTAAAGTAGTAGTTGTACCAATTGCACAAGGTATAGCAGACAACATAAATCAGAAATGGGAGTCATTAAAGAGCAAAACATCTACTGCATGGGAGAATATAAAATCAGTATCAACAAGTAAATTCGATCAAGCTAAAACTAGTGTAAGTGGTACAGCCTCAACAATAGCTAATAATGTTGGTGGCAAATGGGAACAAATTAAAAGTAACACAGCTAGAGCGTGGGAGAATATCAAAAATGCTATGATAAAGCCAATTAAAGGTGCTTATGATTGGATAGTAGATAAGTTAAATAAACTAAAAAACTTCTTTAGTAACTTAAAATTGTCAATACCTTCACCAAAGATGCCAAAACTACCACATTTTAGTTTGAGAAAATCAACAGCATCGATATTCGGTCAGACATATGAATATCCAACAGGGTTTAATGTTAATTGGTATAAAAAAGGCGGTATATTCGGAGGTGCTTCTGTAATAGGTGTAGGTGAAGCTGGTAAAGAGGCGGTACTTCCTTTAGAGGGAAGACATATGCAGCCATTTGCAAAAGCCTTAGCCAGTCAGATGAACATGAGAGAACAGATGGAATCTTACGCAAATAATCAAAATTATGCTCACATTGTTATGTATAACACTATAAATAATGATGCTGATGGAAATAAATTTATAAATAAAGTAGATAAATGGCTTGGAAATAAAGGATTTGAAACTGGCTATGCAGTAGGTAGGGGGTAAGTTATGTTACATTTAATAATTGATGGAAAAAGCACAAAAGAATACAGTTTATCTGTATATGAAAGACCTAATATACCCACTCCTAAAATGAGGATAGAAGAAATAGAAGTAGATGGTCGCGATGGATCTTTAACAAGAAAAAAGGGTTATTCAAATATAGAAATAGAGGTAGAACTAAATATATTAGAAGACATATTAAAACCACGCCTAAGACAAATTAAGGCGTGGTTACTTAATGCAAAGAGGATATGTTTTTCTGATGATTACGATTATTTCTATAAAGTTAAAAATGCTGAAATTGACAATATAGAAAATGAGATAGATTGTTACGGAAAATTTACAGTTAAATTTAATTGTGATCCATTTATATATTCTAATAACGGTGGGGTTTTTAACGCTTTATATGGAAATAAAATATTGAACTTAGGGACCTATAAGAGTAGGCCATATTTTAAATTAACAGGAAAAGGGGATATTTATTTTACCTTAAATAATAAGAGGGTGGACATAAAGGGTGTTAGTGACTATGTTGAAATTGATTCAGAAACTTTTACTTGTACTAGAGGTAGCCTGAATATGTTATCTAAAATGACTGGTGATTTTCCTATTTTAAATACAGGAGAAAATAATATTACATTAGGCAACTGTACACTTGAATATAAAACAAGGGAGAGATTTCTATGATTAAAATATTTGATAAATTTGAGACTGAGTTTAATAGTAACGGACTACAAATATTAGATGATTCTATAATCGATCCTGAAGTTTATGAAGTAGTTAATGGAATATATTCTTTGACTTTTAAATATCCTATTTTCCGCACTATGCATCTTGAGAAAGAAAATATAGTAACTTCTCCAACTCCTAAAAATGGAGAACAACCTTTTAGAATTGCAAAAGTTAATAAGGAACTTGGTTATTATAACGTCACAGCTTATCACCTATTTTATGATCTATCTGATAACTTGATTGAAGATATTTTCATTGTAGATAATGGTGGAAGAAATGCTATAGATAAAATAAGTGAAGGTAGTCAATATAAACATCCATTTAAAATGTATTCTGACATAGATACAGTAAATAACTGTAGAATAGTACGTTATAACGTAGTTCAAGCACTTTTAGACAGTTCTCAAGATAACACATTTATTTCACGTTGGGGTGGAGAGATTGAAAGAGATAACTATAATATTACAATGCATAAAAGATTAGGCACAAATAGGGGAACTCAAATAAGATATAAGAAGAATCTAATCGGTTATGAAGCTGATATTGATTATACTCAGATAGCTACAAGAATTATGCCGAAAGGCTACGATGGTTTATTACTACCCGAGAAATATATCGACAGTGAGAATATAGATTATTACCCTCATCCAAAAATACGTATCGTTGAATATGGAGATATTAAAGCGATAAAAGAAGATGAAGAGAACCCAAGCAATGACGAAGGAGCTGTGCCGTTAGAAGAGGCATACAGACTTCTAAGAGAAGCTGCTAAAAGGGAGTTCATCGAAAATCATATAGATATACCTCATGCTAATTATAAAGTCGATTTCGTTGAATTATCTAGCACAGAAGAATATAAGAATATTCAAGTCCTTGAAAAAGTATACTTAGGCGACACAGTAACAGTAATCCATGAAGAAGAGAATCTAAATATAACAGCTAGAGTAATTAGCTATAAATTTGATCCGTTGACTAGAAAATATAATGAAATCGAAATTGGAAATTATCAAAAGAATTTTACAGATATAGTTGGTAAAATAAAGGATTTAGACAACAAAATAGATGATACAGGTAAAAGTGTATTAGACACTGCGAAAGATCATGCTACAGAGTTAATTAATACAGGCTTTGGTGGGTTTGTAAGGATACACCCAGCCAGAATACTAATAATGGATACAGAAGATGAAATGACAGCACAGAATGTATGGCAATGGAATAAAAATGGCTTAGGATTTTCAAGCACTGGTATTAATGGTCCATACGGTTTGGCCATGACCAATGACGGTAGTATAGTAGCTGATTACATAACCTCCGGTGCATTAAATGCAAATGTTATTACTACGGGTGTATTAAAAGGTAAAAATTTTAATTTAGATTTAGACAGTGGACTTATGGAGTTTGGAACTGGTTCAATTACGCCTGAAACACTAACTCCAGATTTGAAGGAAGAATTAAAAGGTCAAGACGGAAAAGATGGTTTACAAGGTCCATCAGGCCAAGATGGAAAAGATGGTTTACAAGGTCTACCAGGTCAAGATGGTAAAGACGGAGCAGATGGAAAGGACGGGCAAAATGGATTAAATGGTACAGATGCCACACTTCCGCAATGGTGGCAAGACTGGAATAAGACAGCGACAACTATAAGTGGTAAATGGATTCTAACTCCTCAAATGTATGTTGGAAACTCAAGTAGAGGTGTATTCTTTGGGGATAACGTAATCAATGGTTTATCCGGACTCGTTGGTTATAATTTTGGAGATGTTACTTTTAACTTAAAACCTGATGGTTCACTTGTTATGGGTAACAAAGTTGGTAGACAATTTATAGTAGATACTTCTGGAAATGTTACTATTCCAAAACTCAAAACTGATGAAATTGAGGCAGGGGCAATTACAACTGATATTCTTATCCCCGGGGAAAACAGAAGAATTATAATGCAACCTGGTAAATCACCAGGGGATAACGATGCAATGTCAATAGATACAAATGCTGATGGTATAAGACTTAAGTATAATGCTAGGGCTTACATTAACTACACGCAGAGTGCATGTTTTTTCTACTTCGCAGGCGACTCTTATACTCAAATAAAGTATGAGGGTATTTATACGGACGAGGTAAACTGTAACAGTTTGGGCGACCAGGGGTCAAGTATTACAATGAGGTCTGACTTAAATGGTAACTATAGAAACTTAGGTTACTCTGACTCCAAGTTTGAACAACTTGTTGCAAGGAGAGTATGGGCTGATGGAGGGAATGTATCAGACATCCAACATAAAGAAAACATTCACTACTTAGAGCCAAGACCTATAAGGACTAAGAGGTCAGTTTTTGCAATGTCAGCACCAGTGGATACAACAATAAAACCTAACTACTCTAAGAATACCAACATAGGATTGACTGGCGAAGACTTGTACACTTTTGTTGGAGAAGAATTAAGACTGTGCGAGTATAACTACACTAAAGAATTCACACATTGTGACGACATGGACGACGACTTCAGAAATAGGATAGGGTTTATTGCCCAAGATGTAGCCAATACTAAGGTCGGAGGAATCCTAGTAGGTGACCATGAAGGTTCACTAGCTTACGACTTGAACAACTATGTATCTATTATTGCAGGAGCTTTACAAGTAGAAATAACAAAGAGTAAAGAAAAAGATAGAAAAATAAAAGATCTAGAAACACGATTAGAAAAAATGGAAAATTTATTAAATATAAATAAAAGTGAGGTGTAACAAATCTCACTTTTATGTATTTATAGAAGGGATTTGATAATATGTTAAAAGAATTTGGAAGGCACAGATATCAAATAAGAATGGGAGAAGGTTTTATACAGGACTGCTTTGCAGTGCAATATGACTCTAATAGTCGAGTTTATGAGTTTCAAATACTAGATGCTAATGGAATAATAAGAGATACTTCAGGATTAAGTTTACAACTTGTAGTGGCTGTAGGAACCAAAGGTGTATTTGCTGATGGATCAGTTTTAAATTCTAAAGAGGGCTTATTTGAGGTCATTCTAAACTCGGACCAATTAAGCGAATACGGAAAACATGAAGCGCAAGTAAAGATATCTGATTCGACAGGAACTTTACAATCACCAATATTTAAAATCGATATAGGTAAAAGTATAATTACGGGAGCAGCAGCAGGCACAAATATTGTAATAGATTATAAGAAAATCGAAGATGCAAGAAAAGTAGTTGAGGGTTGGATAGAAAAACCTGAACAATTTAACGGTAAAGATGGCGTAGATGGAAAAGATGGTGTAGATGGTAAAAATGGCATAGACGGAAAGAACGGTGCAGATGGTAAGTC